CTTCATCTTTTAGTAAAGATGTCATTTTTTTAATGCGCTCATTAATTACTTCATCTGAAACAGTAATAAAACGCTTAGTAATGTTTTCCAGTTCAGAATCCAAGGGAACGCGAACTTTAAATGGGAATCCGCCTAATTCAAATTCTTTAGTGCGGATGGAATCATTGATTTGGAATGCTGATGCAAGTCTGCTCATGTGTTATCACCTTTTATTATCTTAGAAAATATTCTATTATTTAAATCAATTGCATATTCAACAACCTCATTAGGGGTCATCTTATCAGCATGAAGCTTTGCTAATTCATAACACATATAGATACCAACAATCCTTTGTTGAGGAAAGCCAAACCAAGCTTTGCCACCACTTTGGGATTGGGTAACTATAAATGCTAATAAGTCATCTGAGTTTTTTATATCTGTCATGTATTGTAAAAGCCCCCTTTCGGGGGCTGTTATATTAAGTGTTGGTTGACCAGCCGTAGGAGTTTCCGCCTACTGGATGGATTGTAAAAATAAATTTACCTTCAGCGGAAGGTGACATATCCCATTGCAAACCACCAACGCGAGCATTGAAGGCATAAGCGACAGTATCTTCACCATCGTACACAGCGACTACATAAGTACGAATTGTAGAACCGCTGTAGCCATCTGCACGAATCTGTAAAAGAGCCGCATCAGCAGAATTCCAAGCCGCTGTAATGGTCATAGAAGTAACTTGGTTCTGAGTAGTGATCTTAGCACCAGTGCGCGCACCAGCTACAGAGTAAGCGGCTGAAGCATCGTCAGCACCAAAAGCTGGGATTGATTCAACTGGAACTACATATCCAGCAGTACCAGATCCGCCAGCCTCTGTACCAACAATAGTTGCCACTTGCGCTGTCCATGTTCCCAATTGGGTATCAGTTAATGCTACTGGGGTTACATCATCTTGCATCCACAGGGTTGCTGTATATCCAGGTAAGACTTTATTGATTAGTGCCATTTTAAATACTCCATAAAAAGTTAATAAATCTTGTCTTATGCTGGAACATAAATCATGCAATCAAGGAAAATCTGATTTAATCCCAATTCATTATCGTAACTATTATATAGCCAATGCACATCAGCCTTGGCTATAAAGAATCCTCCTGGACCACCAAATTGACCAGAATAGCCATGCAATGATTGTAGTATATCGTTAGATAGATTAAAAGCATCTGCTTTATTTTGTGCAAATATTGATATTTGAAATATCGGCGTATCTATGCCTTTATTGCTCTGAATCCCGCCAGTATATACATCCTGGTGAATGTTGCGTAATTGCCAAGTTAGAAACTTTGGTTGCTTGGCATAATTCCTATTGAAATTTGAATATACTGGGACAGGCGTAACAATATCAGCCAATTGATATTGAATGGCTTCTGCATAATCATACGGGTTATTTTGAGTTGTCATACTGGTGTGTTCGGTGCGTTGTAATAGCAAAGAAGTGTGATGCTCATGCGGTCATCTGCTTCACGAACATCAGTAATGCGCCAATCCTGATCCCGCCATGTAATACTGTATAAATCCTGGTCATCCACAATTTGCTTCATATACGGAGTGTAATTAAAAGTCAAATTGACCAAATCTTGATAAACGCGGTATTTATCAGCAATTTTTAGACTATTAGCAACATCGCGCACCCGCGCCCTAGTAGTGAACCAAGGGGTAATTGTAGTTGTGTATTCACCAATACTGTCAGCCCCGTTGGTGACATTATTAATTTCTACATTTTCATAACGGGTAATGGCCATTAAAGCACCAATGGTTTATATGGTCTTAAAAGGGCTTCTACGCCAAATGGGATGTTATGAAGAACACCCATAGTCGTATTGCTACGCTGATTATATAAATGGGTCAAAAGAAGTAATCCAGCCTGTTTAATTACAGGATATTGGGATAATGGGTTTGCTTTGGTTTGCCAAGTAACAACAATCGGGTTTGCCATTATTGTGCTGACATTATTTGGCAATGCATTTACGATGACACGATTACCAGTTGGGTCATAAAAGTATTCTGTAGATGCAATTGCAGTTAAAACTGGAACAGTATCATTGTTGTAATACGCTACAGAGTTAATAACAGTACCAGCTTGGTTATTAAAGTTCTGCGATACCTCTGGCAAATCTAAAGCGGTTTGCATACCCATAGAGTTGTTTGTAGCCCCATAGTACGCTTTATAGGTTATTGGGAATATGGACATACCAAGATAGTCCTCAATCGCCATACGGGTAGCTAATTCAAGCCCAGTTAAATATGAATCTTGGCTCTCATCTTGAAAAAGATTAAGTTGCTGAGTAATTTCTTCCAATGTTAACCACGATGTCAAAACATCGCGGTTAATCTGCTCTACTTTTTCATAGCTGTAAGGATTCCTAGGCAATCCATAATATGAACCGCTTGTAAGATTGCTAGACATAATTGGCCTTAATCAAACCAGCAAGAACGAACTCCAGCGTACACATCACGAATAGTAGATACCATACGCTTTTCAGCATATAGAGTTACAAATCCTGGCTGTGTTTGCTCAAAAAGCTTAAAGGTAAATTCTTCGTTATCTGCAATAGTAACGAACCTTGACCAATCTGCTAGATAAACTGGAAATCCTAAATATTCATCTTCTGTATCCATGTAAGGATTGGCAATAACTTTATGACCAAAAATATTTCCTACCGCACTTCCATCTTCATCGCCAACTTCAAGGAAATAAGGCATTCCAGAAGAAGAAAGATTTTGTCGCAAATTGCGTATAGTATCTGGGTGCATCATCCAACAAGTCGTATCAAAATTCCAATATTGTGCTGGTAATTGAGATGCCATTTCAGCTAAATCGTTATAACTTACTACTTGAGCAATTTGAGATACTGTCAATACAGTATGAATACCATCGTCTAAAGCAGAACCATTTGTACCAAATGAAGCGGCAGTTGTGGAACTTGGATAAGAATTTAAACCACGCAAACCATATTCAGCGCCAGTTGTAGCTGTGGTTGAGCCTGATTGGTCATTATTCTTCATCATTGATAATGCTTCTTGCTGTAAGAACTCTAAAGCTAAATCCATAACAACTGATTCTTCTAAATTATTAATATCAGATAGAACGGCAGTACGAATTGGAATCTGTGCAGAAATAACTTTTACTGGAATCTGCCAATAAGAAGTATCTTCGCCTGGTGTTCCCACGTTGGGTGTAAATGTATATCCCCAAGGATTTACTGGGTCAGTTGCGTTACCAGTTTTTGCTACAAAGGCTTCATCTGAGCCAATGGTTGTAATTTGTCTTGCATAAGTGCGAATAGGATTAGCCATACGCAATGGTGCAAAAGAATCATCAAATATTGTACGGCCACCAATCCCTGATCCAGAGCCAGTAAGATCGGATGCTTCGTTAAATGTTACTTTTGATTCGCCTTCAACTAAGGCCTTTTTAATGGCTTCATAAATTAGAGTGGTGTTCATATTTCAATCCAAATAAGTTAAAAAAAAGGCGGGGGATTTCTCCCCCATCCTTTAATCAGCAGTATGAGTGCTACGATATGCAACCAAAGCAAATGGATCAACTACAGAAGATGCTAAACGCTTCTCGCCGTAGAAAGTGATAAATCCAGGTTGTGTTTGGTCGTATCTACGCAGAACCATGTTCAAACGATCAACGATTGCATGACCTTTTTGGAAGTCACCAAAGAACATTGGATACAAATCAGCTTTAGGGCTAGTACCAACATCATTTGGACCATCGCAATACTTGTTAACAACAACATCAAAGCCAAGCAACTGACCAACAATGCCATCTGCGCGAGCCAAGCCGTCAACATAGATTGGTCGCTTGTTGTCATCAACTAAACCACGAATTGCTTGTAACTGAAGTGGGTTAATCATGAACTTAGCAGAGTCAGTCCAGTATTGATTTGGCAAGCTGTAAATAAAGTTAACCACATCTTTATAAGTGATGTTGTTAGCAGTTGTGCTTGTGCCATTGGTTGTGATTTGGTCATAAGTTGTAATTGTGGACAAACCATTGCTGGTTGATACACCGCTTGAACCATAAGCCGCTGGGTGAACAGTACCTCCAGTAAATGTGCTTGCATAAGCGTACTGATTTAAACCACGCAAACCATTTGTTCCACCATAAGTATCTGGTGAATCAGTTTGGTCATTGTTGAGTATCATACTTTGTGCTTCGACCTGACCAAATTCGGCCATCATGTCTGAAATAATGTTGCCTTCCAAACCATCGATGTCATCAAGAGTAGCTGTACGAACAGGGAACTCACAGTTCAAATCTTTTAACACTAACTGCCAGATATTTGTATTCTGGGTTGTAGGTGCGCCATTGTTTTGAATTGCATAACCCCATTGAGCACCAGCGTTGCCAGTTTTGGCGCGGAACTGATAAGCAGAGCCATCAGTAGCTACAGAACGGGAAACACCACGCAACGGATTTGTTTGACGGAGTGAAACGAATACAGGATCATATCCAGTACGGCCACCTACGTTATAACCAGAACCATAGCCCGCTGGATTACCCAACTGTGAGCCATCTTCCTTCATGTAAGCATCATATTGATCTACTGATTCGA